AAATATCCAGTGAGCTGTTAAAAAAAGCTCCTGACAGTAGAGATCCTATAGAGTTGCAACGTGAGATACACAAGACTTATGAAAAAGATTTTTATGAGTGCTTGCGGCGTGGCAGACAGCAATATACAGGCGAGTACTATGTAGTTGTGTTGACCAAAAAAGAACGCTTAATGGAAAATGTTTTACGTAACTACTTTTTAAACCGTACATCATGCCCTACCCCAGAATATGACCAGACAGTCTACAAGATACATAAAGACGATAAGATTCAGTTTTTATGGGTATTACCATCAAAAGATACCTGCGAAATGTTTATACGGCATGCAGGGGAGATAGTACCAGATGAAAGATGGTTGTTGTATTATATACTTGCCGACCGAAACGGCGACTTGTTAAAGCTGTCAAAGCAGTTAAATAATGAAGCAGATAACTCAATATTGATAAAGGCGTAAGGATATGGATTTACCAATAGCATCACAATCACAAATTGATCAAATGAACAGAGAGGCAGCCAAGAAAATGCAACAAGAAGGTATTGAAATGATTGAAGAGCAAGTAGTTGAGCAAGTACAAGAAGAAGTTGTTGAGGAAGCTCCGCAGCAAACTATACAGGCGCAACCAGATCAATCTATCGAGGCGGAGCTAAAGAGCGTCAAAGACGAAAATTGGCGATTACTGCGTCAGTCTAAAGATAAGTTACAGCGTGAATTAGATGAAGCAAGAGAGTTGCTAGCACAGCGACAAGCTGCAACAAAACCTCAAGAAGAAGAGATTGACCTTAGTGAGCTTGGTATTAAAGAAGACGACTTGGCAGAGGGTAGGCATCTTTTAAGTATCAAAAAAGAGTTAGCAGCGCTGAAGAAAGCACGTGAAGAAGATTCTAAGCGTATGGCTATGTCTACAGCTGAGATGCGTATTAAAAACGACTTTCCAGACTTTGAGAAAGTAGTGTCATACGAAAATCAAAAAAAATTACGTGAGATAGACCCAGATGTGGCCGATGCAATTTTAGCTACAGGCGACGTTTATAAAGCCCATGCTATGGCGTATAAGATGATTAAGCTATTAAATATTCATCGTGATACTTCATACGATGCTGACAAGCTTAAAGCACAGCAAAACTTAGCTAAACCTAAGTCATTGAGCAGTATAGCACCACAAAAAAGTGAGTCTCCTTTGAGTCATGCCAACGCGTTTGCTAATGGATTGACGCCAGAGTTAAAAGACCAGCTAGTCAAAGAGATGTTTGCAGCACGTCAAAACTTATAAAATTATAGGGGGTAGTATCAATCTGCTCCCTCTAGTTGACCCTAATATACTTTTTGCTAATATAAAGCCAGCCGTAACGAGAACTCGCTACTCTCACCCTTCTTAATGGCCGTATAGATTCTCGCCAGATCATCAGACTGTAAAAAGACTCGTCATCTTATTTGAAGTACATTGATTAACTTTAATTAAGGAACAAAAATGGCAGTTACAACTACATCCATTTTACCTTCACCAGTACAACAGAGCTTTAGCTATAAATTGCTAAGCGTACCTGTACCAAATATGATTCATAACATCCCAGCAATGCGCAAAAATATGCCTCGTAATGGTGGTAATACTTTACGTATGCGTAGATATAACCCATTACAAACAGCTATGGTTCCTTTGGGGAACAGTGGTATTACTCCACCACCACAAAACCTAACAGCTGTAGACATCGATGCTAAAATTAGCTTCTATGGCACATATGTAGTTTTAAACGAACAAGTAACATTACAAAACCAAGACCCTGTTCTTAACGAATGTGCAGCACGTTTAGGCGTATCGCTACGTCAAACCGAAGATCAGTTAACACGTGATATGTTGGCATCAACAGCATCATTTATTAACTGTGTTGGTGGCGTAAACGGCGACAGTCCGACCGAGCTAACATTGTTAGACGTGTCTGAAGTAACACGTGTATTACTAGGTAACAACGCTTATACAATCTCCGATAACATCGAAGGTGAAGATAAGTTTGGTACAGCTCCAGTTCGTGACGCTTATTTTGCTTTATGTCATACAAACATGACAAAAGAGTTAGAAGGCGTTAATAACTTTACGTCAAAAAGTAATTATCCAGCACCTACAAACGCTTTACGTTCAGAGTGGGGTTGTGTTAATAACTTGAGATTCTTGGTATCAAGCATCGGCTCAATCAGCCCAAATGCTTCTGTTAATGGTAGTGATGTGTACAACATTTTCTGCGTTGGTATGGAAGCTTATGCTACTGTACAGCAAGATGGTTACTCAGCGTCCTTCATCTACAGACCGCCAATTTATGATGGCCCATTAGCGTTAAACGCTTCTGTAGGCTATAAATTTGCGACATGTCCAAGAATAACTAACGATCTCTGGGTTATCAACCTAAGAGCTACATTAGCACAATAAAGGAGATATTATGGACGGAACAATTATAGTACGTGGTAATTTCGTATCAACCGGTGCGGATAAAACTATTGTATTTAGACCAGGTGTAAACTGGATTACTGTATTTAACATGTTAGCTAATGATGGCGTTGGTGCTCCATTACAGTTTTATTTCCAAACTGGAATGACTAATGGTGTTGCTATTGATGGTGCTGGTGCTACAACTGCTCCTGCAGGCATGTTTACAGTAATTGATTACTCTAACCCTGCTAACTTTGCATCTATTAAATACACAACCACTGCACAAACAAACGCAGTTCAGCCTGTTGTAACATCTGCGGCTACAACAGCTGCAGTAGCTGTTGCTGTTGGTAATATCGTACGTATTACTGGTAGAAACGTTGCTGGTGTTTTAGGTGTGCCTGTATTTGGTAACTATGGCGTAGATATGATTGTCAGCGTTGTTGCTGGTAACGACTACACGCTATTAGGTGCAAATAACGCATTAGCTACAGCTTCTGGTGTTGCTGGTACTGATGGTGCTTTACAGCGTATTGATATTAGCTCAAGATTCTATCCAGCCAACAGAATTGTTACAAACATTACTCAAGCTGCTGGCGTTATTACTGTTGCTACAAGTGTGCCTCACGGTTTAACTGTAGGACAGCAAGTTAGATTTGATATACCTGCTGTTTGTGGAGCAGGGATTAGTGCTTTATTAAGCGCTAGCTCAGCAAATAACTATGTATCAGCTACAGTAACAAGCGTAGTTGCTAATACAGCTGCTTTAGCTGGTTTTGGATCAGTTCGCTTTACTATCGACATTGTTGGTAGCGGTGAAGCTTTTGCTTATCCAACATCTGCACAAGTTGCTGCTGGTTCACAATTGCCAGAGATGATACCTTTCGGTCAAGACACGGCTTACTCAGTATCACAAAATGCTAACATTTTGGCTGATGCTACAGTAAACCAAGGTTTTGTTGGTATCAAACTAAGAGGCGGTGCTGCAAGAGCGAACAACCCAGCTGGTCAAGCAGGGGATGTTATATTCTGGAAAGTTGGAGCTTGCTTTAACTCTGAAGAATACGCATAATCTTATTCGGATGGGAGGGGCAACCCTCCCCGCTTAACATTTAACAAGGGAGTAATCATGGAAAGAAAAAAGTTAACAAGCAAAGAGATGGAAGCCTTACGCAACCGTGATGCCGAAAAAGTAAGCGGCAAATTTATCTTTCACGAAGTGCCAGGCGGTGTCATGGACTTTAGTATAAAATTATATAAAGGTGATGCCCCACAAAACTACTCGTTGCGTGATGGTGAGATATACGAGCTACCATTAGGCGTAGCACGTCATTTAAATACAAATTGTTTTTACCCAATACACTCTTATAGCCAAGATGAGTTTGGTAAACCTATTGCTAAGATTGGGCAAAAAGTACGCCGTTGTAGTTTCCAATCATTAGACTTTATGGGCATCGATGCTCAGCCAAGCAAAGAGATTATCACTGTAGAAAGGATCTAGATGCCAATACTTGCTGTAGCAACGCCAATATTTCAACCAGCTATGAGGATTATAACTAACATAACAAACTCAAACCCTGTAGTAATTACTACTTCGTTTGATAATCAATTTGTTACTGGGTTGATAGTACGCTTATATGTGCCACAAGGTTATGGCATTACAGAGCTAAACCATGTAGAAGCGCCTATTTTAGTGCTCACTAATACAACGTTTTCTATGCCTATAGATACAATAAACATGGCGTCCTATATTACTCCTCCAGCAGCAGAACAGTTTCCACAAGCAGTGCCAACTGGCGAAATTAACAGCATTTTATACGCGGCAACTAGAAATATATTGAATTAACAATTCAACTGGTTTGTAAGTTTGCTAAGCTATTACCAATTTACATAATAAGGATGTAGTATGGCAGATTTACAAACCATCAGAACTAAAGTAAGACGGCTTACCCGTAGCCTGTCGCCCGCTCAGATAACAGATGCACAGATAGACCAATATATAAACACATTTGTGCTTTATGATTTTCCAGAACATTTACGATTAGCAAACTTACGCGAGACATTCAGTTTCTATACGACACCGTATGTAGATACATACGACACCAATGATAGTCAACCAAATAACCCATTATATGACTTTAAAAACAGATACATTACTGTACACCCACCAGTGTTTATAGCTGGTTATCAATCTTGGTTTTGTGAAAGCAGAACATCTTTTTTTGGTGTATATCCGCAAATAAACTCAATAGCCCAAACATCTGCTACAGGTGATGGCAACGTAGGACAAGCAATAACGTTTACAATTAATACACAGCAAGCTAATACTGGCGGTGTTAGTATAACTACTTGTCTATTACGAAATAGTATTGTGATAACAACTGTAGATGCGTTACAAAATGCATTGACTTTGATTGATGAACCCATACTTAATAACGGTATATCTGGTAATTTAAAAGAACCTAACTATCCAGCTATACGCGGTACAATTAACTATCTAACAGGCGTGGTTAGTATACCTAACGGCTTTACTTTTAATGGTAATGCAACAGCAGCGTTAGCTGGAGCGCCTATATATTCTGAAACAGTATTAGTATCGCCTAGTTTACCGCAAGCCGTGTTGTTCTATGACGGTAAATTTGTAGTGCGTCCAGTGCCTGATAAAGCATACCGCATCAATATGGAAGTATTTGTGCAACCTGCTGCTTTGCTGGCGGATACGCAAAATCCAAAACTTAAAGAGTGGTGGCAGTATATAGCGTACGGGGCTTCAATCAAGGTCTTTCAAGACCGTCAGGATTAT